CAATAGTAGAATAACAAAACATTTAGGCCAAACATCTGAGTACAAAGATCAGTACGATTCTTCACTGCTTGTGAATGAACCAAGGAGCAACAATCGGACGCATCTTGATATACAAGATGATGATTTACCTTTCGTGGGTTATGACACATGGAACGCATATGAAGTGAGTGCACTGACGAATAATGGACTGCCAGTCGCTGGTGTTGCGAAAGTGGTGTACCCGTGTGACAGCAAGTACATTGTTGAGAGCAAGAGTATTAAACTGTATTTCAATTCATACAACATGTACAAGTGTGGAGAGACACCCGAAGATGTGATGAAATTTATTGATGATAAGGCCTCAGAAGATCTCTCAAAACTCCTGGAGACCGACGTGCAAGTAAAGACATTACCAGCTGATATCATATCCAAGGGAGACAATGTTTTGTGTAGAGACAGTTATAACACGTTAGAGAGTTGGTTTGAACAAGGAGAACTATCTAGCATGCAATTGGAAACATATAATGAATCTCCAGATTTGTTGGAGGTTGTTGACGATACGGATGGAGTGTTTTCTTCAACAGTTAGATGGCACAGCAGTTTGTTGAAGAGCAATTGCCGAGTCACAAGTCAACCAGATTGGGGTGATGTTTATATTAGCTACACAGGTCACCATCATGTGAGCCCGGCCAGCTTGTTGAAGTACATAGTGTCATTTAGAGATGAGTGTCACTTTCATGAAGAGATTTGCGAGACAATATACAAGCGATTGCATGATATTCTGAGTCCTAGTGAGCTGTGTGTCACGTGTCTGTATGCTAGACGTGGTGGTATAGATATCAATCCGGTACGAGCCACATCTGAACGAGCGATTGCAATCGAGTGCCCAGATCTGATTGATGTCAATGCGTTACATACCAAAACTGCCAAACAATGAGTGAAGGATCTACCGGACAACATAACAGACATTGCACATATATTACCTTATGCGAGCAATGTAGGTGCACCTAAAATTGAACCTGATCATAGTTTGGCGGGTTGGAAACAAGCTGCTGTACATAATGCTAACAAACATTACAAAGACAAGTTTGATGAACTAAAATCTCAATTCGAACAGTTTGCGGAAGAGTTTAAATGTAATGAATTGATGTACAATGCAGAGATGAGAATCAAACCGGTTGTAGGTAAGGTGTATCACCTGTATAGTAGAAGCACTGGTGTCAACTATGTATCGTTGTTTGCTCCAGATGAGCGGATGGGTGGTCGTGAAGATTTTATAGGTTCATTTAAACTCAATTACGACAATCGTTGGGAACCAGCGTAAAAAAAACGACTCTTCAGCATCACCTGTAAGAGTCGAAAAAAGTTTTTTATCACCGGATATATCATTTCACCGGTTGTTGAGACTAATCTGAGATTATCCGAAGTACACCGACTGTGTGCCGGGTGTGAACGAATCACCGAGATTGTTTATCACGATCACGTGGTAATAAAGCTCTGCACCAAAAATGTTGTCAACTACACCGTAACGGGTGAGCAATCCAACACGAGGAGCAAAGTCATTAGGACCTACTGTACGTTGCACCATCACTGGGATGTATGGGCAGTAAATGATACCTGTGTCATAAAACTCAGGTCCTTTGTAACCCATGAGAATGTACTCGAGGCGAGATTCGCCACGTTTACCATTTTCATATTGTGCTTCTGTACGTGTGTCGCGATAGACGTTGAACCTGCCTCCAAGATTTCCAACCCGGGCGATACCGACTGGTTGGGTGTTCACGTTGCCTTGAACTTGCATCCACTGAAACTCAGGGAGCATTTCAAGAATCGCACAAACACGAGGAGTAGCAACTAAAAAGTTGGCTGCTCCACGACGGTTGCGGATAGCGATACGATTCGCTTCAACAATGATCTTGGCGTATAGGTCACGATTGCGTTCTGCTAGCCAGCGGCCATCAGCTGTGGCGGGACTCCAGGTGCTAACACCTTTGCCTGCTCCAGCGGAAGCTGCGACTTGAACCATTCTCATGAGCATTTCACGATCGATTTCAGCCTGAATTTCATACGACATTGCGTTTGTCAATTCAGTGTCGATATCGATACCGTTCATGTTCTTGAGATCCTGTTCAAGCTCCACGCTCCAACGTGCAGCAAGTCTACGTGTTCCAGCTTCAACAGCTGTTTTCTCAAAAGAAACTTCCAATTGTGGAATGTTTCCTGTGAGTTCGTAATCTTGCAACAATGCAGCTACACCTTTGTCTTCATCGATGAAATTGAGTCCAACGTCTGCGCCGCCAGAATCCTTTCCAGTCAATTCATCCGAAGATGCACCTGTGAAACGTGTGTCTAGGTCTTGGTATCCAACTTCTTTCCCGTGAGGGTCTCCACTAGTGCCTGCGTCTGATGCATATGCACCATTGCCGCCACCGGAGGATTTTCCGTCGATACCTTCACCAAGTGTGTCATTGGAGTACTTGTAACGCATTGCGAAAGCAAGTCCTACCGGTCCACTCATTGGTTGAACGCCTACTATCTCATTAGTGATTAGTTCAGGGAATGTACGACGAATCATCGGGATCAAAATCTTCGGGAGACGAGCATCGCCTCCTGCGTAGAAATCTGATCCACCTGGGACTGCTCCTCCTTGACCGGGGCTACCTTGTAGCGCTCCACCTGCCATGCCACTGAAAGATCCAGAAGATCCTCCTGCAACATTACTCTCACGTAAGCACCAGTTCTCTTGGTTTTCCAAGAGGATAGCGGTGTTCAAACGAGAGTGATCGTCAGTGATAGCTTTGACGTTGTCAGAGCTATAATCAAGTACGGGGGCCCATTTCTCAAGAAGTACGCCTGCGCGTTCTTGATCGATATATGATTGTGCGGGTTTTACCTGTGCCATATTCTAATGTTTCCTTTTCACTCACTCAGGCCGGATTGGCCTCAACAAATTTTACCACCTGTTCAACTCTCCCATGTAGTTGTTGAACAAATTAGAGTCTTGTAAACCAGGTTCGGTTTGTTCTATTTGACTCTCTACACTTTCTTTTACAACTTCTTCACTCTTGCTCACCGGGCGGTCGGATATCTTCTTTCCTGTGGTGGCTTGTTCTTTGAGCTCAACAAGTTTGTCTTGTTCGGATTTTTCGAACATGTCCAATGTGTATTGAAAGTTTTCGTTTATAAATTCAGCTGTCTTGCCTTGTAACACTTTGTATATGTGTCTTCTTTTGGATGAAGGTAGACCTTCAGAAAGCTTTTCCAACATCAACTCAGCTTGTGTGTTTTGTGTTGATTCTTTTAAAATTTTATTCTCTTGCTCGAGTCTTTCTAACCTTGCAGCAGCCTCGTCAATTTGACGTTTACCATCGATAACAGCTTCCCTGACTGACTCGTTGGCCATCACTTTGTCAATGCTGAGTGATTTGCGCAAGCTCTCTAGTATGGAAACTGCATGTTTGTTTTGTACAGCCTGTTTGATGTCCTGTTCTGGTATCATCTTCTCAACATACAAGTCAAGGTAGTTGCTAATGTTATCAACTAAACTCTCTTTAAACACTTTAGCATCTTGATCTATCTCTGTACGAAATTTTTCAACAACAGTGCGTAATTTTTCTGCATGCGTCGAATCTAAAGCTTCAACAACCTTTTCAAGTTTGGACGTATGGTCAGCATCTATGGCTTCGAGTAGCTTTTCCAGCTTGATCGAATGCTCTTCATCTTGCTCGACTAAAGCTTTCTCGATACGTAATTGGGCCAGTTCATCTGCTTTGCTTTGCACGGCTTCATTGAATGATTGTTCAATTGATTCCAATGTCTCTTCTGTGAGGACATCGGAAGCTACTTTTTCTAGTTGTTGTTTAATTTGACTCTCGCTCATGTGTACTAAAAATATTTATGTTTTTATGCTTGTTTATTTTGTCAAACAGCTTATTTTCTACGGCCTTTTGTAGCGATTTGTTCGCTTCCGCGTAGTTTTTACTGTTTAAGTTGTGTAAAAACCTTGAGATGTTCTCTTTGAAATTGTTTTGATTTGATTGGTTCATGTTAAATTTTTTGTTTGATTGCTGTTAAAAAATCTAATACACTCTCTTTGATATAACTTTCTACATCCTTTTTAGGTAGTGTGGATAAATCTGATTCGAGTGTTTTGTATGCCTCAACATATTCTCCATGACGATTCAAAACGTATTGTTTGCTCTCGAGTATACCATTCACAAACGCTTCACCAAAACTTGGATCAGCAACACAGTCGACTGCTATCAATCTCATATCCTTAACCATGCTTACATTTGATCCATCCTCAATTGGCATGAGTTTACCTAGAGATCTGGTGCTCATACCAACACTACATCCATCTCTTATCAGTGATTGTACTACACAACCGCTTGGAGTGCTTAGTACTTTGGATTCCCCGATATATATATTTGGATTGTCCTTAGATGGTTTCAATGAAGTAACTAAATGACAGGCGCGTTCTAAATCAACATCAGCAGTTGTCGGGTGGTTCAATTCACCTAATGCTCGCTTGGTTTCAATCATTTGCTCTGTGTATCGTTTGACTTCCTCTCTCATCTCAGACTCATCATATTGTCTAAGATTTTTGTTTGTGAGTTGAGCCGCACAATATGGCCCACGTATACGTATAGTCGCTTCAGAAGTGTTACTCTTTTCTTCTATGATATATTCAAAATCTCTCGGATCAGCCGTTTCAACTAGTAAATTCGC